TTTAATTTCAGCCGCTGCTGGCGAACAATTAGCGCCACATCACGGCGATAACGCTTTCCGGCCTCCGAGATGAAATACGTATTGCCATGACGTCGCCAGTAGGTATTCACCGTCGGCGGGTAAGGCAAAACAAATTCTATGCGTTCAGTCATTCATGCTTTCCACTTCAGGACACCCGAATTTCTCGCGTGCATTAAAAAACGAATCAGCAACAACAGCTGGCTGCCGTGTTTTTCTTCAAAATCTTTTACCCCGGCGTGCAGTTCGTTATGACATTTACGGCACAGCGGAATAACAAACAAATCATCAGCCTTTGTTCCCATACCTCCCAGGCCATGACCAATGATGTGATGCGGATCATCTGCCTGATTACCGCACGTCATGCATTTCTGCGTTTTTACCCAGCGCGTGTATACAGGCATCTCTTCCCGTTGTGGTTTCTGGCGCTGGAGATACTGAACCGGAGACTCCGGATCAACGGCGATGCTTACTAACGTCTTTTCCTGGAGTGGGGGCTGTTGCTGGTGGACGTGAAGTGGCAGCGCAATATTTTTTGTGCGCTGCTTCAGTATGCTGGTGGCAGTCTGTTCTCCCGGTACGATGTCACTCTCACGGTATACGGAGCGGATTTTTTCCACCGGTAATCCCAGTGAACGACACAATACAGACTCCGGAAGCGCATCAGCCACCTGATTGCAGACCGCCCACCAGGATAATTCGGCCAGCGATAACTCCCTCTCCTGCGTACCGCTGATTGCGTGACGGATGACGTCAATCATCCATGCTGACAAGTTTTGATGAGCAAGTTGCCCGAGTGATTCTGATGTCTGGTCCCGCAACTGGTTGTCACAGTGCCAGCACAACACCATCGCGCCGGTACCGTAACGGTGAATGACGGTTTCACTGTGATGATAGTCACCATGAGGCCACTGGCAGGATTTGACATGACGCAACAGCCAGTCAGACAGTGCCCCAGCGCCGCCAGCAGCACGAATCACCCGATCATCGCTGAAAAATGGCAGTAATGATTTATCCTCCGCCAGCGGCTGGCGAACGGCAGGGACGACTCCGGACGGCAGACCGCGCATGCTTTTCGGTTCAGGCTCCACCAGCACTCGAGGGTTATGAAATACTTGCATGGATTCACGGCCCGGCCTAAGGACCACCAGCCCGAGTTCCGGTACCAGAACAGGTCGAAGTAATATCCGCACGTTACCTCCAGATCCGTTGCTGGTATGTGCGGGATGAACGCGGTGGGCGTTCGGAGTAAGGGAGTCTGACTGAGATTATCCAGTGACGGTAGTCGAGGCTAAGAGCTTTCTTAACCTCGTATCCGCGCCTGCGGTAACACTGAATTATCCATTCCGCCTGCTCTTCAGTGCATGGAGGATGCTGGAACCAGTCTGATTTGAATGCGTGAAAACGCCGTCCGCACCTACTGGCAAAGACGGCAGAATCATTAGAATTGTGTAATTTGGTATCGTGCGCCATCGGTTGTCTCTGCTGGCGCAGCAGGTGCCAGTTGTTCAGGCTGGCGTGCGAATTGTAAACCAGAATGCCAGGAAAAAACAAAACCCGCCGAAGCGGGTTACGTGCGGGTGCGTTGAGGATGCCTGACACATCAGAGGTGGCGAGGGATTTCTCCCCCGCCAGGTCTCTTACTCCTCAGGTTCGTAAGCTGTGAAGACAGCGACCTCCGTCTGGCCGGTTCGGATTCGTACCTCGCAGAGGTCTTTCCTCGTTACCAGTGCCGTCACAATGACGGTTAAACAGATGACGATCAGGGCGATTAACATCGCCTTTTGCTGCTTCATAGCCTGCTTCTCCTTGCCTTTCGGCACGTAAGAGGCTAACCTAGATTTGCCGTTCATAGATTGAGCCTCAGATTAATGTTAAGCGTCTTGCAGGACGCGTAATGTTAACTGGGGCTTTTCTCTATCTGCCTTTTGGTGTTCATGCCTGAGACAGATAGCCTCAAGCACCCGCAGTCATTCTACTTAACTAAGATTTCCCCGCAAACCGTTTTTGTCCGGCACAGTAAATATCCAACTAAACCAATGGCGTTCGCTGTATTTACCGCCAGTATTCAATGCACATGACCGCCATGAACACCCCTAAAAAAAGGGCATTTATATATCCAAATATTAATATCAAAACATCAACTTTTTCCATATACCTTGCTGTGAAGATGATGGGCATACATGATACGAACAACCAGAACGCAACAAACAAAAACTGCAATGCGTTTTTCATTATTCCTCCTACAATCAATGTGCAATTACATTTAAACACACCTCAATTTGGCCGAACATATAAATATCTAAACCAGAAAAAATCACTTACATAGCGTTACAAACTCTTTAGTCTAAATATTCATCGTAAAACATTCCCCATACTTATCAGCCCGTTCTGCGCCAGGTAGCTCATTGCCTTATCTGGGAATCTGTAATCAGGTTTCCGGATGCTGGTGGATTTTCGCGTTTTAGTTGTTCATAAAAGTGCACAGCTTTAACCAGTTCTTCTGATGTAACCGGGACTGGCGGGGAGTGAATAAGGCCTGAATTTCATAGTTCGGCCTGTCGTTACAATCCTCTTTTTTCGGTACATATTTCCAGTCACCAGACCACTACTTCTCCTGAAAGTCCGTAACGCCTTTTTTTTCACGTAGCGATATCGCCATGCCACTGTTTTTGCTTGCCCCGCCGTTTCATGCCCTTCCTGATAATTAACCTCGCTCATTCATCGCCCCACTCATCACAATATGCTTCGACCGGAGTTTTTCCTGCTTCATAATCATCACGCCATGCTTCAGCATCAGCAGCACTGCCACCACGTAACTCTGCATAGTCCATTAACAGTTCATGCCATTCTTCAAAACTGACGTTGTATTTAGTTGAACCAAAATCAGCCATTTTGTTCTTCCTCTTCGTCTTTTATTTCGTGATATGAGTAATTGCAGTAGTTAAAGAAAATATCTTTTGCTTCGTCATGTATTTCATCAGGCGTCGCATCATCATCCACTTCGAATTCATCCTCGAAATCTCCACCGGCTATTCCCGTTTCAATAATTATTTTAAACTTTCGCATTTAACTACCGCCCTTTCGGGCGGCCTCCTGATGTTCTGAGGGTGCAGAAATCCCTCCGGTTAAGGATTAAATTTTTAACAGAGCTAAATTTAATTATTCAGTTCTGGATTTTGTCGCCCTGCGTATCCGCGCTTTCGCGTTACGCTCAATCTGAATTAGCTTTTCTATATTTTTTCGCCTTTCCCGCTCCTCCTGACGCAAGAGCCTTACATCATCTGCCAGTCTGGTTTCTCTTTTCGCCACAGAGAGCATCCAGTCAAATGGCTCCACAACTGCACCGCAGATTTTACAGCGGACCTGACGCTCTTTTTCGTCAACCCGGACAGAGGCGTGATGACAATATGGTCTTTCCGATGGCTCATAAAGAAAATTAACCTGATTACGAGGGTCATCCTCTTTTACCGGAAATAAAACGATATTGCTTAACTCATCCTCTGGTTTTATTTCCATGCTCCTCTCCTTTGATGCGAATGCCAGCGGTAATTGAAGCCTGATAGCTAATTTCACTCACAGTACCGCCTCCTGAAAATTACCCTGATAGAAAGCCAGTACACGCTGCATAGCTTCACTCTTCCGGCACTCGCGACAGATTATGTTTAGGCGACTGTCGTAGCGACGTATTTCTCCGTCAGGTAACGACCAGATAAGGTCCGGATCAACCACAACCGGTTTCTTCAGCTTTGCCCTCGATAATTTTTTGCGGGCATTTTGCCAGTCTTTACGAGCCTGTTCAGACGGGAATAACCCGTAGCCAGAATTGTATACATCGCCACTGGCAACCAGCTCTCTGGCCAGAACGCTCATCAGATATCTTGTTGCCCCAGTTTTAGCTTCCAGTTGTCGTAACGTCTCGCGCCCACTCTGGCGTACGAGTTCAAGAACCTGTCCTTTAATTTTTTCCCGCTCTTCTTGTGTAAAAACTTTTGCCACAAGCCCTCCTGAAAATTACCTCATGACCAGAAATTAACACTTACCCCCTGAAGCCCGGCGGAATTTCGTTATCCGGTTCAGAAATATGATTCACACAACGCTGGTTGTTCGTGCCGCTTACCGGGAGCAGCCAGGGGTTTTCAAAATTCCGGTCCGGTCCAAAAAACGTCGTCGCTCGCTGAACAAATTCCGTTCCCGTTTTCCCGGTAGCCGCAAGGTATCTTGCGTAACGCCTCACGCCATCCAGCATGGCCTCTGGTGGCACCCCCTCGCGTAATCTGGCTTTCCAGGCACTGAAAGCGGATTTCTTCGGGTTTGCCCCGGCACGCAACGGGTATTCCCGCCAGACCTGTTCGAACACATCAGGATAATCCACTCGTCCCACAGGCTGCCCGGTGTTTTCCGGGACTACCCGATCGGCTTCCCGCTGAATGGCGGAATCGGCTTCAGGCTGCTGAAGTTGGTGTGATTGCTCCTGCCTTGCGGTCATCACCTGCTGCACAGCGCCCGAATCGGCTTTCAGCGCATACGCTGAATCGGCTTCCGGTGTCGTGCCTGCGGGCTGGCCAGGAGTGACGGTCTGAACATCCCCTGCCTGGTTCGTGGCGTTTTTTACGCCATGGACCATAGTGTTTTGATCTTCTTGATCTGTATCTTTATCTGTATCTTTATCTGTCGTGACTCGTCGTGACATGTGCGTGACATTTCGTGACTCGCCGTGACAATCGCCATTTTGTTCCCGCTTTCTTTCCCTCTCTCGCTGCGCCCTCTTGCGCTCTGCCGGAGATTTTGCGGTTTGCGAAATATTGCCGTTGTCCTCTTTCAGCACCTGGCGTTTTTCCCATCCAGTGATTAAATCACCATCAAGTACCCGCCCCTGCATCGTCTGCAAAATTGAATCAATTACCTCTTCTGTCACGTCGAGCGCACTTGCCAAATCTTCTGTCGTGACATCAATGTGACCTCGCGTGACATTTCGTGACGCGCTCACCAGGAGGTGGATATACACTGCCATCACTGTTGCAATTGGCTGCCCTGACACCCTGGCAATTGTTCGCCACTTAGGGTCATTTGGCATGTCATGCCATAATCTGAGCCAGGCGTTAGCCATACTCACCTCTTCTGATACCGAATCTTTTTACTCACGAGTTGCCGGAAGCGATTCGATATGACTATTGTCAGTCAATGTACTGCCACAGCATTTCCTGCCGGGCCACCACGGTTCATCTGATTGAAACCGGCGATTGCCACTGCGACAAAATCATCAGCGTCTCTCACCAGTCGCTCCCGCGTCTCCACCAGCTCCCGAAAATAAGCTGAACTGTGGCTGCGCATTCTGGCCACCAGCAAAGGTGGCATTGCCTTTTCGATCGCTGGTAACAACGCCTGAATTTTTTCAACTGCATCAGGGGTGTCTTTCTCTACCCAGCGGAAAATTTTCTGGGTATTGCGAGCCAGGGCTTCCGGATGGCTGTCGTCATACAGTTCCGGGAACGTCATTCCCAGCTCGAAATACGCTTTGGTAATTTTCGCAGCCGGTACTTTTTCGCCGTCCGGATGCGCCCAGGCATTCATCGCCATGCGGATGTGTTCATGCTTGATTTTCATGAATCATTCTTTCCTTCGTTCGAGGTGCTATCCTGCTTCTTGTAAAGTTCTGGGTTGTATTTCAATTCACCGTTAGTAATTTCATCCAGTTCCATTGCGCGAAGTTTGGGAATAACTGCTTTCCACCGCACAACAGCCACATGTGAAATTCCAAGAGCCTCAGCTACTAGTCGCTTTTTTTTGAAATAGCGCAGAACATCATCTTTGAACATAAAACTCTCCTGTTATTTCGAGCAGGAGGGTAACAATAGTTACATAGCAATGTCAACCATAGCAACATCACTTGGTAGTAACATTGGTTACATGAAAAACACTATCAGCGAACGTATTCGGAATCGTCGAAAAGACGTTGGATTAACCCAACAGCAGGTTGCGAAAGCAATCGGCATATCTCGTGTATCCGTAACAAAATGGGAAAATGGCTCTTCAAAACCTGACGGTGAGAATTTGCATCTACTGTCAAAATTGCTTTCCAAATCTCCTGAATGGATTCTTTATGGAAAGGACGGTCACGATAAAACCGATGATCTGCGTCTGAATCAGTATCTTTACATTAGTGACAACATCGCCCGGTTGCCCGTTTTAACGTGGGAACAGGCTGGTTATTGGGATATGAGTTGTCCAGTAACCGAGATTCCTGGCATTAAGAATTGGGTTGATGTCATGACAAAAACCGCTGAAAACTCTTTTTTATTGCATGTTGAGGGAGATGCGATGACAAACTCTAACGGCCTCCCAACCATCCCCGATGGATCTACCGTGCTGATCACACCATGCTCAAGTAACATTAGAGAACTGGTGGGAAAAATAATCTTAATCCAATTGGAAGGAACGCCAAACGTAACACTAAAAAAAGTTGCGATTGACGGACCAAACATCTATCTGTTGTCACTGAATCCGCTTTACAAACCCATCGAACTGAATGGTGGTTACACCATTAAAGGTAAAGTTTCACAAATACATCAATACTTAGACTGAGTCAGAACCCGCATTCATTGCGGGTTTTTCACGCTCTCAAATGTACCTTTTGCAACATCGTATTGACTCGAAAGGTAACTCTTGTTACCTTAACAGCATACCAACCCACCCCGCCCCACAGAATGCAGGGCAATACTTCGAGTTACCAGGCAGTGGTCAGGGGTTAAGTAGCCAGCCCGAGGCGTAAGAACATGACGGCAGGGTTCAACTTTAATAACTATGCAGCAGGTTTTTGTTCCGCTACCCCGGCGTTAAGGGGAAATGAGGTCAGCATGGATACTATCGATCTTGGCAACAGCGAATCTCTGGTATGTGGCGTGTTCCCCAACCAGGACGGTACGTTCACCGTGATGACGTATACCAAAAGCAAAACGTTTAAAACCGAAAATGGTGCCCGTCGCTGGCTGGAAAGAAACTCAGGTGAGTGATATGGATTTCGACACAATCATGGAAAAGGCTTACGAAGAATACTTCGAAGGCCTTGCCGAAGGCGAAGAAGCTCTCAGCTTCAGTGAGTTTAAACAGGCGCTTTCCAGCTCGGCAAAATCTAACGGCTGATAAGCGAAGCAGCACCGCGAGGAATCAGTATGCAGAAACGAGAACCCGTCATCATCGCGCCAGACTATACCGATGATGAACTTTATGAGTGGATGCGCCAGAAAATTAATGCAGCGCAGGATCTGAAATGGGCCAATGAAGCCAGGGCTAAGCAGGCTGAAAATCTGTCCGCTCTGGAGCAGGATATCACCAGGCTGGAAAAAGCAGCGGCATTAAGCATTGCCAGAATGATTACATACCCGCGTTAATAGCTAACCAACGAAGCTAAGGTTGGTAATTAAGGAGTTCTCCACGGGTGAGGTGGAGTGCGTGCGCCGGACACGGGTGAGCATCCGGCACTGACAGTTTACTGAAAGGATATTTCCCTGAAAAGTCAGACCATAACGCGAAAGCGCACGGCGAGGTAGCTGGTTCATAGATAGCCTGTCGTTAAATTTTCGTCGACCGTGCGCTTCCGGTTGTGGCAATCCGCGAAATGGCGCGGCGGTAAGTATGGCGGGGTTATTCCTTCCCCCGTTGAGGACACCGGGTTGTCAGGTTGACCATACGCTTAAGTGACAACCCCGCTGCAACGCCCTCTGTTATCAATTTTCTGGTGACATTTGGCGGTATCAGTTTTACTCCGTGACTGCTCTGCCGCCCTTTTTAAAGTGAATTTTGTGATGCGGTGAATGCGGCTAAGCGCACGCGGAACAGTTAAAACCAAAAACAGTGTTATGGGTGGATTCTCTGTATCCGGCGTTAATTGTTAACTGGTTAACGTCACCTGGAGGCACCAGGCACCGCATCACAAAACTCATTGTTGAGGGCGCGAT